ATCGCCCGATGATTAAGTCATTCCTATGCGCGATCTTTGTCTGTGCCGCTGCGCCTCCCGCGCCGATTGCAAACACCACAGAGGCGGCGACCATGCGTGTCCTTGTGCCGTTGGTGGCAAAATGGGAGGGCAAGAAAAACACCGCCTATCTCGACACCATCGCCAGCCCTGCTGTGTGGACTGTCTGCTATGGCGAGACGCGTGGCGTAGGGCAGGGCGACACATACACCGATGCGCAATGCTCGGCCATGCTGGAGCGCGGGCTCGGGCAGTTTCGGGACGGGCTGCATGGATACTTTACGCGGGAGACACGGGATTTGCGCCTGACGCCAGAGCGTGACGCGGCCTATGTGTCGCTGGCATACAACGCTGGGATCTATGGCATTGGCAAATCAACGGCAACTCGGCGGCTGAACGCTGGCGACATCGCGGGCGGCTGCGCAGCGCTCGGCTGGTGGAATAAATCCGGAGGCAGAATTGTGCGCGGGCTGGTCAATCGCCGGGCTAATGAAACGCGGCTCTGCATGGTGGGGCTGACGTGATCCGCGCCTATCTGGCTGGAGGCATCCTCGCGGCGTTCCTGGCGCTTGCTGGGGGGCTGTGGTGGCAGTCCAGCACCATCGGCAACCTACGCGACGACAACGCCCGCTTGACGCGCTCTGCGGCGGCGCTAGAGGATGCCCGCGCGCAGGCCCGGCTTGCTGCCACCGTGGCCCAATCCGAGGTGGCCCGCCAGCGCGCCAGGGCCGCCCAATATGAGCGGGTAAAAGACAGCTTTCGCAAAGGAGACTTCGATGCGCCCTTGCCTGATGATTTTCGCGTGCTGCTCAATCGCATCCTGCGGTCCAGCAACGATTGAATACCGCAACGTGCTGCCGGACCTGCCAACCGAATTGCGCACCCCGGTCGCGGTGCCGGATCGGCAGGCTGAAACGTTGGGCGATCTGGGGGTGATACTGTCCGATCACGTTGAAGCGCTGGATGCGGCCAACGGCAAGATTACGGCGATTGATGACATTTGGCGCACCGCTGAGGCTGGCATCTAAGCAAGGAAATCCACATGAAAATGATTGCAACCGCTCTGGCGGTCCTTTTGGCGTGTCCTGCCGCCGCTGAGTGCTACAAGCGCGACCACCTCGCCGCATACCTAAAGGTTGAGCATGGCCTTGCGTTGCATTCATGGGGCTTGGATGACGCGGGTAACATGGTCGAGCTATTTCTGAGCACCGGCGGTCATTGGGCAGTAATCCAGACCACACCGACGCGTTGCGCCTCAGTTGCCATGCCGCACAAAGCCCGCGGCAGGCTGAGCGACCCCGTGCCGCAGAATAAAATCAACAGGCCGGGGCCGCGTATGTCGCCGGGTGAGGTGGGGTGAGGGTGCGTCTAGCGCCTCGGTGTTTGCACATCGGGCCGTTGGTTTTTCCTCCAGTATCATCAGGATTGTGCGCTGCTGAAACGTGACGCGGGCGCGGGAAAGGTCGGCAATCACCACCACGCCCACCAGCCGAGCAAGATGCATACCGCCGCCGCGACGATCCCGGCCCAAACGAACGCGGCGCTGATTAGGCTGGGCCGCCGCTGCCATCCGGGCGGTTTGGCGGGATGGCGCCAAGGGCCGCCCCGGCGCGCTTGATGCTCAAGGTATGTGAGGGGGCTGACGTCGTAGTCGAGGGGCTGTTTGCGGGTCATTGGGTGGCATCCGCTAGGGCGGCGGTGGCGCGCCATCCTGCGTCGTCTCCGCCTGCATACTTAACACCAGCAATTTCAATAGGAGCGTAAAATTTTAACGCCTCCCTCAGCCGCTTCACCTCAGCGCGCAGGGCGTCGGCTTCGGTGCCTGGCTCCAGCGCGTCAAGTATGCGGCGCTCGTAATCGGCTTGCGCGGCGGCTTTACACTCAGCTTCGCTTAGGAAAACGGCCCTTGTGTGTTCCTCGCCTTTAAGCCACCAAGTCCAAGCAGGACTAGGAGACGTTGAGCAAGCTACGTATCTCATTCCGGGCTGGGGCTTTGACAAATCAACTATACCGTGAACCCACACCAGCGGCTTAACCTTGGGCGCGCTCATGCTGCATCTTCCGCTAAGGCGGCGCGGGCGGCCATGACTTCTTGACCAATTAAGTCAGAGTTGCACCATCTGTGACCATTTTCGTCGGTCTGCAATAAGTTCAGCTCTTCGATTCGATCAAGAACCCTTACTCCTTTTTTCAAAGCAGCGCGTAGGGCGTCAATTTCGTCCTCCATGTCACGGGCCTGCCGGGGCTTTCCGTCTTCGCCGATGTATGTGTAGGATTGTGAAGAGCGCAGGGCGTCGTGCAAATCCTTGCGCACGTAGTCCACGCCATCTGCGCCCGACTTGTGAAAGTTCTGCCGCCACTCGTCGGACACATGGCCCGTGCAGTGGATGAGGTTGATGAGTTCGGGGCCAATCATGCCGCGTACTCCTCTTTGCGCGTGTCATATGCGCTGTCGGTGGGGTCACTGATGGTTTCGGCGCGTTCCTCGGGCGTGATCGGTGCGCCTTTATTCCAGAACCGGACATATGCGGTCGCGGTGGCTGTCACGTCGAACGCCATGGGCGCTTGGGTGGCTGTGGGCGGGTGGATTTGCCAAACAAACGCTTCCAGGCCCTCGTGCATGCATGCAGCCAGCGCATCGCAAGCGGTGATGAATGTGGCAGGGTCGCAGGCGTTGGCGAGGCCCAGGGCGCCGTTGTCGGCAACGGTCTGGAAATACGGGGCGGTGATGAGGTGGGTCATGGTGGTGCTCCTTAATCGACTGAGACGTTGTATTTTGACGCCATTTTGGCGACAAACCTGCGCGTTGCCTTAGCGCGCTCTTGCGCAGTGATGGATCGCAATGGCTTCCCGGCCTCGTTGCGCTTTTCCAGATCGGCGGCGGCGGTAAGTGCCTCGTCTGCCGCGTCGAGCAGCAGGATCATCCGCTGCAGATCGTCGGTGTCTATTTTGGTCATGCCTTGCACCCGGCGCGGATCGCAGCGGCCTGGATGCCCTTGGCTTCACCCTTGAGGCGCGCCAATTCGGCAGAGCTATCTTGACCGGCGATGAAAAACGCGGCTGGCCAGAACAGAACAAGCGCTACGGCAGTCATTGCTACGTCACTGTTCGCGGCTGTCTGCTGCTGCCCGGTAGTCTGCACTAGCTGGGCATTGACCCGCTGTGCCTCGGCGTTCAGCGTTCCGCACGACATGCCCTGATAAGCGGTAGGGCTGACATATGAGGCGGCAATCTGGTCAGGCTGCGAGGCGCATCCAGCAAGGGCAGCGATGGCGATTAGGGCGGTGAGGGGTTTGGCTATGTTCATTGGTTTTCTCCGAGTTGCGGTTCGTTAAATAAACAATGGCATATGCGCGGGCGCACGGTCAAGTGTTATTTCATACGATGCAGCCTTAAAATTTCTGACTCAAGGTAAGGCCGGATGCTTGCGGGGGCTTTTGCAATAGCGTTTCGCCGGTTTCCCTTACCATCAATAGCTAGGACTTCGTTCGCGCCCTGATATATCGCAAATCTTGCCCAGCTCTGAACGGCCTCTGGCGCGTCTTTCATTCGCACAGCGCCGCGCAAAACATCTTCAAGCTGCTTTGATGGGCGGGCCACGCTATCAGGCCACATGGAGCGCCAGCCAGTCTTGCACTGCCTGCTTCGCCGCCTCATGCCCCAAGGCAATGCAGACAAAGCATCCAGCCCGCGCCGATGCCCGCAGATAGTCAATCTGCCCATCCTGCCATGCGCTTTTTGTGTGGTCGCGCCGCTTCACTTCACAAACAAACGCTGGCGCGCCCGGTATAATAATATCACTGGCCCCCGGCGTCATTCCCTCAGCCTTAACCTTCTGCATCGCATGGAACTGACCGCCCCTAAGCTGCCCCTCATTGCGGGGATGAACGGCAAGAGCGCCCAGAGTTTCCGGGTATTCGCGGCGCAGCCAGTTAAAAAGCGTCACCTGCTCCATGCTTTCGACTGCGCACTTCCCGCGATATAGTCTGTCACCATAGATCAAAATCCCAGCCGTTTCTGCTTGGCCAAATTTCATGTTTCCGGCTCCATATCTGGCGCGCGATCATACCCTAGCACTCTGAAAAACCCGCTTTCCGCATCCTTGGAATATGACACGGTGCGCGGCGAGGCTTCACCGTCATTCGTTGCATCCGCAAACATGCGCCAATCACGCATAGCGCGGGTGTGCGTTCCATCTGGCATGAGCCATATTGTGAACTGCCGCCACTTAGTGACAAACTCCACTCGCATTGTTTTGTTGCCAGCGCGAGACACGCCTGGCACGCACTCCATGCGCACAACATCATCCGTTTGGGGTTTGGTCGGATCTCGCTTTAGCGCCTTGAAGTCCGCATGAAGCTTTTCATTCGGATCGACGATTTCCCCTTTGCACTCGGCGCAATATCGCGCCGCAATATCGTTCGGCGCTTCGCAGTGTGGGCATTCCTTGCTGGTCCAGCGATAATCGCACCTCTCGTGCTTTCCTTGTGCGCCTACTGGCGTAAGGCCCATGCAGCGCCGCCCGTAGTGCATGGCAATGGGGCCATGTTCAGACTGCACTTGTTCGCCTTCAAGGTCCAGAATATACCCGGCCTCGTCATGTTCGTAGTCCTCGTATTCGCCATTCATGCTGACCTCATTTATGGTCCCGCATTCCGGGCATATCACTTCAACATCGCCGCCTTCTTTTGGCGCAACACCGGCACGAATAACTGGCGAAAACAAATCACCGTCGGGGCAGTGGTCGTCAAGATTGGTAGTGTAATCGAGGACCAAGCAATCGTCCTTTCCGCCATCAAGGCGAAGGCCGCGCCCGACGATCTGCTGTAGTAAACCAACGCTCTCCGTCTTTCGCAGGATCGCCACCACATCAACATGAGGGGCGTCAAACCCGACAGTCAAAACCGATACGTTGACCATGTATTTCAGCTTGCGCGCCTTGAAGTCACGCAGCATCCGTTCACGCTCACGGCGCGGCGTTTCGCCCGTTACAATGGCGGAATACTCAGGCGGCAGGCTCGCCATAACCTCATGCGCGTGTTGCACTGTCGCGGCGAAAATAAGCACCCCGGCGCGGTTGCGCGATTGCGCCACAATATCAGCCACAATGGCAGCCGTTTTCCGCCCGTGGCCGTGATATGCCTGATCCACCGCGGCTGCGTCAAAATTGCCCATGCGATTTGCCACAAGCCCGCCGGTGTCGTATCCATCGGCGTTGATTTTGCCGATAACCGGAGGCGTTAGATAACCCATATCTATCAGCGCGCGCGCGCCGATTTCATCAACGCATTGTGTAAAGTATGGTGTGCGGCAAGACTTTTCGCCGTTAGCTTTCCCGTCCGGCCACTTGGCAAAAATATACCCACCGCCCAGCCGGTATGGCGTGGCAGTCAGGCCGCACACTCGCACGTTTGGGTTTGCCATGCGGATTGCCTCAATTATACCTTTGATTGTCGGCGTGATCTGATGGCATTCATCCAGGAAAATCAGAGCATACCCATTATCACCGTGCTTTTGAAACGCGCTGATGCGGTTTTTAACCGTCAGCGGGCTGGCGAAAACAACCTTATGGCGCAAGCATCGCCCCCCAGCGCTGGCGCTGTAAATGCTGGCGGGGCTGCCCGTTGCCAAAAACTTCTCAGCGTTCTGAACCACCAGCTCCGCGCTGGGCGCTAGGCACAATATCCGCTTGCCTGTCTTGGCGTGGATTGTGTCAGCCAGTGCGGCGATAATGAGGCTTTTCCCCGCTCCGGTTGCCGCCACGATGCAAAACGGATCAGTGCTCAACCCCATATATCGAACGGCGGCATCATGGGCGGTCTGCTGATACGGGCGTAGTTTCATATTATCGCCCTCCCAAGCTGTCTATGAAATCAAGTATCTGCCAACCTGATATTCTATAATCCACGACCTTCCTTTTTTCCTCGTGACCTCGCACATGACGCCAATGGCTTGACAACTCAATGAACCCTATTGAACCATTGTTGATCCAGTCTCTTACCGTTTGTGTGCTGACTGAAAGAAGGTCAGCGACTTCAGATAGCTTGTATAGAGGCCTTAGTTTCTGCCTGCTAAACCCAACCATCTCGCCGGACACGTCAAACGATATCTCGTCTTTTTCAAAATCATCCGACTGAGTTTCATGGTTTGATTTCTTCCCGTTGTGGTGCGTGTTGTATATCGGGCCATCGGCAATTATTGCTTCACGCTCTGCGACTAAAGCTGATTGCCTTGTTTCAAACCATTCAAGATCAACGCGGGAAACATCGCTGAACCAACCCGAAAGTTTTTCGTGTTCTTTCATTCTTTGCGCACCCCGCAAAGATATCCCGACATACAATAATTCATTTTCGGCGCTAAACGCCCGATACAGAACGGTTCCCATCACGACAACTTCCACCCCTCGCTTGCCTTTCCGCGAAACGGCTCAAGATCCGCACCGGGCGCATATTTGGCAATGGCCTTGGCATAGGACACGGATCCGACGCGCTTTACTAGCGTGAGCTTGCGCCCACCAAAGATTGCGTCTCGATCACCCGCTAGGCGCACCATTTCTGCCAGCAGTTCTTTCTTGCGCGACGTGGCGTTGTCAATCGCCTCACTAAGCTGGTCGTATTCAGCAACAATGCGCTGCGCCTCAAACGTATCAACCTCAACGCGCAGCGGCTCAAGGTAGTCGTCCGGCACCTTTACCGCGTCCAGATACTCAGCATAGAACTGGCGTAGCTTCGGCAGGTTTTCGTCTTGCCATGCCCGATCGACAGATACCGTTTCCAGTACGGCCCCGCCGGGCGCCCATTGATAAAACAACCACGCCATGCGGTCGGTCACCCAAAGCGAAAACTGCACTTGATCGTAGTAGTGGGGCTGCTCGCGCAGCGTTTTGAACGCTGGCGTTTCATCCTTACGCTTGCCGAATGGGCATTTAATCTCAAGCCCCGCGTGGTCGCTCAACAAGCCGTCCGGGCTGCATCCCGCCCAATCCTCGCGTGTGATAAATCCAACCGCCTGAACAGTCAGTCCGGTTTCCATTTCAAACTCGACCAGCGCGCCATCTTCGTTTCGGGTGCCGTATTCGGTTGCTATGTTTCCGCTAAATTCTGATTCGGCGCGGTGATATTCGCGCACCATGCGGCGCAGCACGTCGGCCCGCTTTTGATATGGGCTGTTGCCAAGTATCCCGCCAACAGCGCTTGCAGTAATTTTTGCTCGACGCGCCTCAAACCATTCCTTGCTACGCTGTTCCATGTCTATCCCCTCATGTGTTTGCGGTGTGAACGGCGGGGCGCTAACCCCGCCGTTGGCTTGTTTAGAAAGGAATTTCGTCGTCAAGATCACCAGCAAGCGGCGCCGCTTTCGGCTTTGGCGCGGGCGCGGCCTTCACATCAACGCCTTTTGATTTTGGCGCTACTGCCGAAACCCAATTTCCTTCGATCTTTTCGCCAGGTTGTTCACGGTCCGGCATGGACCAGACTTGCAGAGAAATAATCATCGGCTTGTTTGTCAGGCACATTGTAAGGCTATCGTCGGTCGGCATTTCGCCTTTCTTGCCCAACTTCCCGCCCGCGTTGGCATCAATCGCCGCCAGCATACGCTTCGCCTTGTCGCGCTTCTTAGCAGCCTTGTCAGCGTCTTTGGCGTTTGGATCGTCGTCAGTCACCCACAGCTTTTGAAACACCTTGCGGTTTTTGTATTCATCCGGCGCCATGATTGACCAGCGCAGATTGATGTATTCTGCCTCGTTGCGCTGATCCCACTTAGCCTCGTCGATCAATGCTAGAACGCTTGACCCGCCGGGAATCGGCGTCATATCACCGCCGCCGGGGATTTCGTATTCCTTATCGGGGTTGTCTGCGGCGCTAGACCCGTCTCCTAAATCCCAAAAGCTCATGCTGTTTCCTTTTCTTCGGTTGCCGCTTCATCTTTTGCGGGTACTTCTGTTCTCCTTGCCTTGCCAAAGCCCGGCACAAGGCCACGCAGCGGGTTGATTCCCGCCGTTACAGGCAGCGGATCAGTTATGCCAAAGCGGTTTTTGCTCACAGCCGTTGCGGTCGCGTGAGTAATCAGTTCACGATCCCCGCTGCTGATGGCTTTTTTCCGGTCGCCGTCTTCGCCGCGCAGGAACGTCTCAAGGCGCAGGAACCCGACAATATCCACATCGTCCACATAAGGCGCGATGCTATACTTTTGATTCAGACGCAGAGAATATCGCATGTAATCATCAACATCTGGGGATTTCATTGTTTCGGTATCGGCGTGTGCAACAAAGACAACGTGCATTTCGCGCTTTTCAACGCATAGCTGCGCCGCCTTCAAGACACGCCGGTGCATCGTGCCGACCGCCGCAAATCCTGCACCATAGCCGCCGTTCGCTTGATTCAGTGACTTGGCCTTGCCGTCTTTTCGCAGCACGTCTTCGCCAAAAAGGCGCTCAAGTGCGGTGACGCTATCCACAACCAAAGTTTTATACTCGTGCGGCTCGTGAATAACGGCTTTTAGCTGGGCCCACAGACCGTCTACATCATGCACAACCGGAAACGCGTCAGGTCGGTGCGCGGCGGGGATTGACTGCATCCCGTCTTCTGCCCGAATGAAAATAGGTTTTGGGAATGTCGCGGCTAGAGACGTTTTCCCCAGTCCGCTATCGCCGCAAATCGTCACCATCACTGGTCGATCCTGCGGTGTGCTGACGGTTTCCATCAAGCTCATAATCAGTTCCTTTCGGCTCATTGGCCTTGCGTGGCAGGGTCACGCTCTACAACCTGCCTCTTGACATTACACCGTGCATTAGCGCATTGTCAAATAGAATTTACAGGTAAGGAAAACAGCAATGACACCAGAGCAAATTCGTGGTGCGCTTCAGGATCGCCGCATTGACGCAGTAGCCGATGCCACTGGCATACACCGCAACACGATTGCGCATTTGCGCAGTGGAAAAACGACCAACCCGTCCTGGGAAACCATGCGAAAGCTGACCGAGTATCTCAGCGCGCCGGGAGGCTCTGCGCCATGATATACCGCAAATTCTGGGAGTGTGGGCTGCGCGTTTTCGGTATCTATGGTGCGGATAAAAACGGCGCTTGCGCTTGCGGATGGGAGCATTGCCCGCCAGCCTCGCTGATGAAACATCCGCGCATATCTAACTGGCAGCACACACCGCACTGGTCCGAAGAGCAGATTGACGCAATGGCTGACAGTGACCAGTTCGCTACCGGATATGGCGTCCTGTGCAACAGCCTAATCGTGGTGGACGTTGACGCGCGCAATGGCGGCGTGGACAGCTTTGCCAAGCTGGTGGAGGCCATCCCTGAAATATCCGGCGCGGGGTTGATTGTTGAAACAGGCAGCGGAGGCGGATCTCGCCACCTGTATTTCCGCGCGCCAGAAGGTGTGGCGCTGGTATCACACCATGCTGATTATCCCGGCTGCGACTTCAAATCCAGCGGCTATGTAATCGGCCCGGGGTCTATTCATGCGACTGGCAAAAAATACACTTGGCACGGAACGCCAGACGACATTGAGGAAGCCCCGGCGGCGCTGGTGGATCTCTTGCGCAAACCCGAAAGGCACAGGGCCGAATATGAAGGCCGAGCCGTTGACGTGTCACACAAAGATCTTGCGGAAATGCTGGCCCATATTGATCCTGACTGCGATTATGAGACATGGATCAGGTGCGGCATGGCAATGCACGAGGCCAGCGACGGCACCGCGTTTGATGCTTGGGACGCGTGGTCGCAAAATGGCACTAAGTACCCAAGCAAAGGCCAAGGCCTTGATAGCCACTGGCACAGCTTTGGCCGGTCTGCAAACCCCGTCACAATCGGCACGCTTATTCATTATGCCGAGCAGGGCGGATGGAAAATGCCAGTAGAATTTACGCCGGATGAAACGGCGTCTTTTCCTGAATATGAAGAAGTTCAGCAACGGGCAGACGGTTTGCCATTTGATATATCCGGCGTTGACCTAAAGGCGCCGCCGGGGTTCACCGGCGAGCTTGCGCGCTGGATCGAGGGGCAGTCGCGCAGGCCGCGCGAAAACCTTGCCGTTGCTGCCGCCTTGTCTGGCTTAGGCAATGTTGCCGGGCTGCGCTACACCGATGATAAGGACGGCGTGACCTGCAACACATTTATGTTTTGCGTGGCCGGGTCCAGGACAGGCAAGGAAGCGGTTCAGCAGGCGCAGGCGGAGATCCACCGCGCGGCGGGAATCGCCCCGGCAACCCATGGTGCCATCAAATCGGAACAGGAAATCACCCGTAACCTAGTCCGGCATCAAGCGGCTTTTTATATTGTGGATGAAATCGGGATATTTTTGCAAAAGATTAAAAACGCTCAGGCCAAGGGCGGCGCTGCATACCTTGACGGCGTTATCGGGATGCTGATGTCCGCGTACTCCAAGGCTGACGGGTTTATGCTTTTGACTGGAGATATGAAGGAGGATATACGCGCGATCCTATCTAAGGAGTCGGCGCAGATACAAAAGCGCATGGATGAAAACACGCCTCGACACGGAGACGAAAACCGATTGTTGGCAGTAACGCACGCAATGGACAATCTGGACAACGGGCTGGAGCGTCCGTTCCTTTCTTTGATCGGCTATACAACGCCGGTAACGTTTGACGAGCTTGTAGATTTTAACAGCGCAACAAACGGCTTTATTGGGCGCGCGCTGATATTCAACGAGCGGGACACTGCCCCAAGATCTAAGCGCCGGTTTCGCAAGGCGGACATGAGCGACAAAATGCAGAACGCCTTGGCCCAAATATACATGGCCGGTGAGTACGACATGAGCGCGGCGGCGCGTGTTGAGTATTATGGTAAGCGCCGGAAGGTTCCCACCGCTGACGACGCGCTGGACATGCTGGACGCGGCGCTTGAGTGGTTTGAGGATCAAGCGGTATCGCACAAGGGGCAGACAGGGCTTGAGGCGCTCTGGCTGGGGGCTTACGAGCTGGTAAGTAAGGTTTCATTGGTGCTGGCCGTCCCAAGCGGCTTGCGCACCTCTGAGCACGTTCGTTGGGCTTATGCGCTCATAAAGCGCGACGTCGAAGACAAGATGCGGCTTGTCGTGGCAAACGACCGGCAGAAGGATGCGCCAAAACTTGCGCTGGCCGCGCGCATTGCCAACATTATTGCGGTGGGAAAAGGCGAAACGGGCGAAACTGTAGGCGTGATATATAACCGCTTGCGCAGCCATCGACGCCCAGATGTGGATAAGACGCTTGCGCAGATGGTGGAAAAGGGCCTAGTGTCTAAGCAACACGTTTCGGCTAAGAATGGGCATAAAACAACGCTTTACAGCCTGAACGGATAGCAGATAGCAGCAGCCGATAACATGACTATCCGCTCCAACCCCCTGAAAACATTAATTAAAAACGGATAGCAGATTTTACCCCCCCCCCCTTCTGTTTTTTCAGAATGGGGGTTTTTTTTGACTTGATGATTAGCGCAAGACCCCCCCCCCTTACTCTTTTTTTAAGAGACCATCTAAGAGACAATTTTTTGAAATTAAATTCACAGTAGTGTATACTGTATATGTATATCGGTTATTTGTAATACAAATCAAAGACTTAGACGGATAGTAGCTAATATGCATAGTTGCTAGGCATTATTGATCTTAAAAACCCTTGATTCACGCCAGTAAGTATTTTTTATCTTGACGTTGTTTCTATCTTGTGATATTTAATATAAATATTATATCAGCGAAAGGAATGCCCATGATTATCGACCCGACAAAGCACTTCCACCCAAACCATCGCCCCTACACGTCCATCAGCGCTGTGGCTGCGGTGTTAAGTAAAATCGAGGTAGGAGATTTTTTTAATGTTGAGGCGTTTCTTGACGCATCAGGAAGAGAGATGCCGCTGCAACGCCTGCGAAGTCTTGTTGGTAGATGCAAGGGTGACGCGGTGTTTCAAACACGCCAAGCACCTGCGCCATTGCTGGCTACAATTAGACGTATCGCTTGACCACTGCTGATAAATCGGCAAACCTACCAATGCGCGGCTAGTCTGATCCACGAACATGCAGCCTCTCCCCCTGCACCGCCGCGCACCAACAACCCATGGGGACAGGAGCAAAACAATGAGCATTCAAGAATACCGAGATTTCATAGCAGGAAAGGCCGCAGTCGATCAAAAGTTTGGCATGGCGCCTATGCCCATGAATGGCAAGATGAAGCTACACCAAACCAAGGCGGTTGAATTTGCGCTTGACGCTGGCAAGGCCGCGCATTTTCTCGACACTGGCCTTGGCAAGAGCCTTTGCGAATTGGAGTGGGCGCGGCAGGTATCCGAGGAAACCGGCAAGCCTGTTTTGATATTGACGCCGCTTGCCGTGGCCGGGCAGATGATCCGCGAAGGGCAGAAGTTTGGCATCGACGCTCGCCAAATCCGCGAGCAGTCAGAAGTTGGCGATGGGATCATGGTAGCAAACTATGAGCGGCTTCCAAAGCTAGACCCGTCATCGTTCGGGGGCATCGTCTTGGATGAAAGCAGCATTCTTAAATCATTTGCAGGGCGCACTCGCAACATGCTTATGGACGCATTTAAGGACGTGCATTTCAAGCTAGCCGCGACAGCTACGCCTAGCCCTAACGATCATATGGAACTTGGCAACCACGCTGAATTTCTGGGCGTCATGCGCCAGCAGGAAATGCTATCCAAGTGGTTTATCAACGACACCAGCACGGCAAGCCAGGACTGGAGGCTGAAAGGTCACGCGACTGATGACTTCTGGTCATGGGTTGCAAGCTGGAGCCGATGCGCCACACTCCCCAGTGATCTAGGAGGCGATGATACCGGATATGTCCTGCCGGAGATCGACCGCAAGCTGCACCAGGTCGAAGCGGATCGTAGCCAAGATGCAGAACAGGATATGCTGTTTCGCATCCCTGAATTGAGCGCCACTAGCTTTCATAAGGAGAAAAAGCTGACGCTATTGCAGCGAGTTGAACGCGCCGCACAATTGGCAAATCACGGCGATCCGGTGACTATATGGTGCGAGACAAACGACGAAAGCGCGCTTCTCACGAGTATGATTGATGGTGCGGTAGAGGTGCGCGGAGATCAAAGGCCAGAAGAAAAGGAGCGCCGCCTACTGGGCTTTGCCGATGGCGAGTATCGGGCGATTGTGACCAAGCCGAAGCTGGCCGGTTTTGGCGTCAACTGGCAACACTGCGCGCACGCGGTATTTGCCAGCATCAGCTTTTCATATGAACAGCACTATCAGGCCGTGCGCAGATCGCATCGTTTCGGACAAACGCAGCAAGTGCGAAATGATATTGTAATTGCGGACACAGAGGCCGCTATTTGGCGGGCTGTTCACGGCAAGGCCGAGAAGCACGAAGAAATGAAGCGCCGCATGAGTGATGCAATGAAGCGCGCGCAATCAACCGCATCAGCAAACGTCAAATATGATCGACCGCTAGAGTTGGCGTTTCCAGAATGGATCAAGGGAGAAGTGGCATGAAACAGCCAGAATATCAGGGCGACGGATGGGCGTTGCACAATAGCGATTGCATCGAAGGCATGTATGCCATGCCGGAAAACAGCGTTGATTGTTCTATCTTTTCCCCGCCGTTCGGGGATCTGTTTGTTTACAGCGACAGCGAACGCGATCTTGGCAACGCCGGAACTGGCGAGAAATTCATTAATCAATATAAATTTTTTGCAGAATCGTTGACGCGCGTTCTGCGCCCCGGTCGCATTGCATGCGTTCACTGCACAGACTTACCCATGCGCAAAGGCCGCGATGGGGCTATTGGGCTGCAAGACTTCTCAGGCGACCTAATCCGCGCGCACACGGCGGCGGGACTGATCTATCATGGTCGCGCAACGATCTGGAAAGACCCCGTAGTAGAGATGCAGCGCACCAAGGCGCTGGGCCTGCTTCACAAGACAATATGCAAGGATAGCAGCATGAACCGCGTGGGGATGCCTGACTACATGCTGTTTTTCCGCAAGAATGCAGTGAACGATAGGCCCATAGAGCATACGAGCAATCTCGGAGGCGGAAAGTGGAAGAATGATAATCCAATAAAGATTGCGCGCGAGTGGCTGGAAGAATTATCTCGCGAAGGCCTTTGCGCTGGCGTGCCGCCCGATGATGTTTTAGCCGAACTGGTCAAAGAGGCGGAATTTACCATTGACGAATGGCAGGCACTAGCCAGCCCTGTATGGATGAACATTCAGCAGGGCAATGTTCTGCGCAATTTCCGAAAGGCGAAGGGCGCAAACGACGAGAAGCACGTTTGCCCATTGCAGCTTGACGTTATCCGCCGGTGCCTTCGCCTATACACCCGCCCCGGCGATGTGGTGATGGACCCATTCAACGGCATTGGATCGACTGGTTATGAGGCGCTAAAACAGCGGCGCAAATATATTGGGTTTGAACTCAAGGCCGAGTATGCGGCGCAGGCGGATATGAACTTGCAGGATGCCGCACAGCACGGCGCAGACCTGTTCGCGGGGGGCATCGCATGACAAATGAATCCGATATTCTGGGCCGCAAGGCTGCACGGCACCCGACACCTGAAACCGTTATCGACCTGACCGACGACAGCTGGCGCGGTGAGCATCACTGGCGCGTGCGGCGCAACGAGGGATGCCAGCAGGCGTTCTCAATGAGCAACGTCAAGCGCAACGCGATGAAGATCCGCAGGAGCAAGGCATGACCCTCCCAGCATACAGCCAGGCAGAAGGCCAATGGCTCGAAAGCATTATGATCCACGGATACGTCAACGCCGCCGGTGAGCAGATCCCCGGACTACCCGGCGCAGGCAAGCGGTCCACAGGCTGCATCGGCCCCAAGGAGGTATCACTGCGCGACACCAGCGATGCCGACGCCAAGAACGAATTGGTGTTCGCCGCACTGCGCCACCACGGGCCGATTGGTATAGTTGGCTTGCACCGCGAGATGGGCGGTATGAGCCGCACGATGGTAGCGGAGGCGCTGTATCGCCTGCAAAATCGCGGGAGGGCGGAATACTCGGGTCCGAGCCACGCAGCGATCTGGGTGGTGGTAGAATGATCCACCTAGCCGACATCACACAAGCTGTTGCCGAGCATTACAAGCTGCACCCGCTAGACCTAACCGGCCATTGCCGCGAGAGAGCATTCGCGCACCCTCGACAGATGGCATACGCGCTTTGCCGCGACCTGACACCCGCCAGCTACCCAGCCATCGCCGCGCACTACGGCTACCGTGACCACAGCACCATCGTACACGGCGCGGCGGCGCATATGCAGCGGGTTAGAAACGAGGAAAATGTTTGCCGAGCCCACTGCCAGATCCATCGGTCAATCAAGGCCGCCGACAATCTGGAGTTTCGCAGCGTCAGGGGTGGGGCATGACCCCCGAACAGCAAGCGCAAGTAGCGCTGGCCCGCGCTGCGATCCACCGCGGCGATACACCGGCGCAGATGGCGGCGGCAGGAATACCAGCGGCGGCAGTCAGGGAAGCGATGAAGGTGCGATACAGTGAACATTGATCCCAACACCCGCCGCCTGATGGACCGCATCGACCTACTGGAGCGGGCGAACAATGCGCAATGCGAAACCATCAGCGCATACAGGCATCGAAACTACGCGCAGGGGATCGAATTGGACGCCTACCGCGCACTGGTCGGCGAATTGAGCATCAAGCCCCGTGGCGGGGCTAAAATCAAGCGAAGGAGGCCAACATGAGCAAAGCAATCGAGTCCGCCGCCCAGTGGGCAGACGCAAAGTCAAAAATGCGCCTCAAGCACGGAACTTGCATCAAGGCCCAGAAGCGCGGCGATGTGTCGTTGGCCAAGCCAAGGTGGGATCAAGGCGCAACCGGGCAGGCAAACCGCGTTGGTCTGGTATCTGAGGCCCGCGGCGATGTTGATCCAGACACGGGTGAGCGCGTCAATCCCAACGGGGTGAAGGGCGTGCGGCGCGTTGATATGCTGGAAACTTATCATCGACTTGGCCGGATCAGCGACGCAGGCTTTACGGCTGGCGAGGCTCTAAGGGACGCTTGGACGGCAACGCAACGCAGCAAGGGGACCGACTATGCCGCAACCCGCGTTGACAGCACGTCTAAGCCAGATGCTCACATTGACATCCAGATCGACCGCATGTCTGACTATCTCGCCGTGTCCAAGCACATCATCGAGAGCGACAGGGCGATTCTGGCGGCGGTGGTAGGTGAGGGCAGGACAGTCGCGCACCTCAAGCAATACCAGCGTGAGAACCTGTCCCAAGGCATGGCGCATTTACGGGCGGCGCTTGATCGGCTGGCCGTGGCTATGGTGAGATAATTGCGGGGGAGTGCAAATTAGGTGTTGCGTGATAGGGCGTAATGCCCTAATGTATATTCAGGGGCAATGAAGCCCACCACAAAGGGAAAAAAATGAACACTTCAGAAATTAACGACATCGCAGGCCGGTTTGACATCAGCAATAAAGAGGCTGACCGAATTGCTGATGCAGTAGAAAATGAAGCCGAATTTATTAAAGTTTGGGAAAATACAGACTGGTGGACAGACGAAACCAACGCATGACCCGACAAGAATTTAAAGCAGCTCGGCAATCGCTGGGCTGCTCCTGCGCCGCCCTGGCCGAAACTTGGGGAATGGGTATCAACGGGGGGCGCACCATACGGAGGTGGGAGGCTGGCGACGTTCCTGTAAACCCGATAGCGGCTCACTGCATTGCTATGATGGTTAGGGACGCTCAGGCCGCTTGACACAGTAGATTATTTGCGTTACGTGATAATCGTACACGATTTGTAACTCACCAGTTATAAAGTTCGAGGCTAAACCAATGTGCCCAAGGTGGGGAAAGCCCGCTAACTCCGAAAACAACACCCGCCCCGCCTCTCAACGATGCGCCTCGCGGCGGGTTACTATTGGCCCACTAATGCGGGCAAGTAAGGCATTAGCGCGCTGACGTTAAACTGCCCTTTGGCGGTGATGCAGAAAAGGCTGGCATTGGTAATCCAGTGGGATACCCGGCCCTAGATGATCCCACAGCATCACCTCCTGAGCGCGGCACAGGCTCGCAATTGCTGGTAATGAAGTCCATCAGTCTACATCAAGTGCACTCAACACATCCCGCCCCGCATCACGCGACGGCGGGCTTTCCTAATTCCGAGGCATGCCCGGCGTGGGGTAGATCTGGTGGACCGGCGCGAAAGCGTTAGGCGGGACACACTCCGGGTGAAGAAGAAGCCCCACATATATACAGGTGATCCATTGGCGACTTCCCCACTAGAAAAGGCATGGCCAGCGGATAACGTCGAGCGCCGCAAGGTTGCCGACCTCATTCCGTATGCACGAAACAGCCGCACGCACAGCGACGAGCAGGTTTCGCAGATTGCGGCATCTATCAAGGAATGGGGATGGACGGTCCCGGTGCTGATCGAGGCAGACGGCGGGTTGATCGCAGGCCACGGACGCATCCTGGCAGCGCAAAAGCTGGGCATCAAAGATGTGCCCTGCATGATCGCCGAGGGCTGGACCGAAGCGCAAAAGAAAGCCTACATCATCGCTGATAACAAGCTGGCGCTGAATGCGGGCTGGGACAACGACCTGCTGAAGATCGAATTGCAGGATTTGGGCGATCTGGACTTTGACTTGAGCCTGACGGGTTTTGACGTTGAGGAAATGGCTGCGTTGTTCTTAGAGCCAAGCATGGACGCCCCTGATAGCAGTTCAAAAGAAATTGATCCAGACGCTTACGCAATGGACCACACTTGCCCCAAGTGCGGTTTTGAATATGACGACTAAACCGGACTGCGCATGGTCGCTGGCTGATCTAAGCAATGTCCCGAGCAATGGCATCAAAGTGATGTCAACATTCGCTTGCGGCGGCGGGTCAAGCATGGGCTATAAGATTGCCGGTTGTGAAATCGTTGCTGCAAATGACATTGATCCTGAAATGGCGTGGCATTATCAGCGCAACCTGAATCCTAAGCATTACTTTCTTTGCCCGATTGGCGACCTAATCACGAAAGACTTGCCGCCAGAGTTGTTTGATCTGGATATTCTAGACGGATCCCCGCCGTGTTCAACGTTCAGCATGGCAGGCAGCCGGGAAAAGGCGTGGGGTAAGGATAAGCATTTCCGCGAAGGGCAAGCCAAGCAAGTTTTGAGCGATCTGTTCTTTGACTATCTCGACCTTGTGGAACACCTCAAGCCGAAGGTCGCAATCGCTGAAAACGTAAAAGGTATGATCCTCGGAAACGCCAAGGGATACACTAAGCTAATCATGGCCCGGTTTCGTGAAATTGGATACAGGCCGCAACTGTTTCTTATCAACGCCGCTGACTGCGGTGTGCCACAACGGCGCGAGCGAGTGTTTTTCTGCGCCGTTCGGAATGACATTGACGTGCCGCCGTTGCAGCTTGCGCCGAAGCATCGCTGGATTAGCGCGGGCGAGGCTTGCGCGGATGTGCAGGAATTGACGGATGTGGAAATTAACCATACAGCACCTGCTCCCAACGATAAAAAGTGTTGGCCCCACACGGTCAAAGGTGAAAGTTACTCTGTTTTTTTGAAAAAAACAGAAAGTCGAAATTCTTGTTTTAACCAATACAAAATAAACGACATTAAACCGAGTAACACGCTTAGCAGCTCCCCGTCGCTGTACACACACTGGTCAGAATGCCGAACCTTAACTTACCGCGAATGGAAGCGTCTCGGATCATTCCCGGACGACTACCAAGCCAAATCGGACAAGATCGGCAAATACATGATCGGAATGAGCGTCCCGCCCAAAATGACCGAAGTCGTGGCGCGGGCCGTCTGCACTCAGTGGCTTGGAGCGGCATAATGGCAAAGCAAGCCGCAACGCATAAACACGAGCCAACGCCACAGCAACGCAAAATGGTTGAATCCATGAGCGCCTACGGCATCCCGCAAGAGGACATCGCCAAGGTTGTCGGCATCGACCGCAAGACGCTGGCCAAGCACTATCGCGACGAGCTGGATACCGCGACGGCTAAAGCTAACGCCAAGGTTGCCGAAACGCTTTACAAGCAGGCAACCAACGCGGACAACCCGCGCAGCGCCACAGCTGCTATATTCTGGCTCAAGACGCGCGGCGGATGGCGCGAGACGAGCAACCTCAACCACGTCTCGGAAGACAACAGCATGTCACCCGCCGGGCCAGCGCAGGACGCGGCACTGGCCGCGATGAACCGCAAGCACTGTGACCCCGAATGAAATTGCCGACGTCCGGTGCGGCTTACTGGACTTCACGCGCATCATGTTCCGCGAGACGCGCAGGGTAGAGCTAAAGCTGAACTGGCATCAGGATTTAATCTGCGATGCGCTGGAGCGGGTTTTGCTGGGGCGAACGAAGCGCCTGATTATCAACGTGCCGCCGCGATCCGGCAAGACTGAACTAGCGGTCAAGAACTTCATGGCATGGGCTGGCGGGCTGTTCCCCGATAGCGAATTCATCCACGCCAGCTATTCCAAGCGGCTCGCATCGGCCAACACCTATGCCGTCAGGGCGCTGATGCAGTCCGAAGCCTATGCCGAGGCGTTCCCGTGGGTGAAGCTAAAGGGTGACAGCACCGCAAAGGATGAATTTAGAACCAGCGCGGGCGGCGTGTTTTACGCAACCGGCGCGGACGGCACCATCACCGGATACGGCGCGGGTAAGATGCGCGACGGGTTCGGTGGGTGCATCCTGATCGACGATCCGCACAAGTCCGGCGAAGCAACGTCAGAAGTAATGCGGCAAAACGTGATCGACTGGTTTCAGATGACCATGGAAAGCCGAAGCAACACGCCGGACACGCCGATCATCGTAATCATGCAGCGGCTACATGAGGAAGACCTGAGTGGGTGGCTCCTAGCTGGCGGCAACGGCGAGGAATGGGAGCATCTCAAAATCCCGGCGCTGACCGAGGATGAACAATCATTCTGGCCTGAACAGTTTCCGATTGAAATGTTGCAACGCCAAGAACACGCCAGCAGATACGTCTTTGCTGGGCAGTACATGCAAGATCCGGTGCCGCGCGGCGGGGCAATGTTCCAGCGCGATTGGTTCAGTATCGTGCCAGCAGCACCAGCCGGGTGCCGATGGGTACGGGGCTGGGATTTAGCCGGTTCAGAGGGCCGCGACAGCGCCTATACGGCGGGCATCCTGATGGGCCGGTCACATGATGGGCGTTACTTCATAGCAGACGCCACACGCGCTCAGGTAACGGGCGCGGGGGTTGAGCGGCTGATAGTCAACACGGCAGGGCAGGACGCGGCGGAGCACCCCGGCGTTCGCGGCTCAATACCTCAAGACCCCGGCAGCGCGGGCAAGTCATGGGCGCAGCACCTGATAAAGCAGATCGCGCCGCACAATTACCGGGCGTCGACGGAGACTGGCGAAAAGGCAACGCGGGCCGAGGGGCTATCTGCGCAGGCCGAGGGCGGCAATGTCTATCTGGTTAGCGGCGACTGGAACAAAGCGTTTCTTGACGAGATCACCACGTTTCCCGTTGGGAAGTGGAAAGACCAAGTGGACGCCGCGTCGCGCGCGTTTTCGGAATTGGCAGAGACACCACCGCAAACCGCAATGTTGCTAAAGAGTAGGCACAGATGATGAACCCCAAGGATATCATCGCCAACGCGACGCAACGCAGCTTGTCAAAAATGTTCCCGGGCTACTACGGCAGCGCCAAGCACGACCACTATGCAGACTACGGATATCCCACCACGCTGGTGTTTGAGCACTTCCACCGCATGTATAAACGCAACGGGCTTGCCAAAGCGGGCATCAACCAAACCGTTTTGAAAACATGGCAGGACAACCCGCAAATTTGGGAAACCAAAGAGGCGAATGAAACGCCTCTTGAAATGGAAATCCGGCAGCGGTTTGATGACTTGCGCATCTGGCAGCGCGTTGCGGATGCTGACCGCCGGTCACTGGTCGGCGGCTATTCCGGTATCATTCTGCGCCTCGCTGACAGCAAGCGGTTCAAAGAGCCTGTGGATCGCGTCGGGGGCGGCCTAGACGGCCTAGTCGAAATCATCCCGGCATGGGCTGGACAGCTGGAAGTTTCATCGTGGGATACCGACGAGCTTTCGGTGGACTACGGTCAGCCCAAGATGTTCAGCTTCAACGAGGCGGCAGTAGGCAACGACGTAAACAAAAACCGCTCTTTTGAGGTTCACCCCGACCGCGTTATCGTTTGGTCAGAAGACGGCACCGTTCATCCCGACAGCGCGCTTGAGGCAGGGTACAACGATCTGCTCGACCTGCAAAAAATCAGTGGCGCTGGCGGCGAGGGCTTTTGGAAAAACGCCAAGCGCGGCCTGACGTTTGAAATTGATAAAGACGCCCAGTTGCAGGCAATGGCAGATTCAATGGGAGTCGATCTAACCGAAGTCGCCGATAAGATTGGCGAGACTGCGGACGAATTTAACAAGGGCTTTGACAGTTCCATGCTTCTGCAGGGCATGAAAGTCGGCACAGTAGCAGTCACTATGCCGTCGCCTGAGCACTTCCATGCCGTTTCGCTGATGGGCTTTGCGGCATCCATCCCCATCCCCGCCAAGGTTCTGGTCGGATCGCAGACGGGCGAGCGCGCCAGCACCGAAGACAACAACACTTGGTCGAAAACAAACATGGCACGCCGATCTGGCACCGTCATTCCCACACTGCACGTTTTCATCAACCGACTGGAACAGTTCGGCATCCTGCCCGAGCGCGACTGGCATATCGAATGGTCAGACCTGACCGAAAACACCGCGTCCGAAAAGGCCGATCTGGCCAACAAGATGGCGGACACTAACGCCAAGATGGCCGCCGAGCCGGTTTATACCGTCGGCGAAATCCGCATGGTCACGGGCCACGAAGGCGACGGCCCGGATCAAATTGAGGATGATGAGATATGAAGCAAGTACGCGTAAATGTCACCACGGCGGCGAACATGGCCGCTATCCGCCATGAAAAGCGCAACGGGCGGGACGTTATCATTGTTCCGTCGGCAACGCTGCCCGACGGCATCATTATGAACAAAATCAAATATCCGGCTGACGAAATCGAAAAGGGGTTTATGACCCTAAACGATACGCTGGCCCCATTTGGACACCCAAGGGTCAACGGCGATTTTGTATCGGCCTCTCACCCGGACGGCCTCGCCATTTCCTACATCGGCGCGCACAATATCAACGTGCGCCGCGAGAATGGCCGCGTTCTGATCGACAAGATTATCGACGTGGAGGTCGCGAGCCAGAGCCCCAACGGCAAGGCAGTGATAGAGGCTATCAACGCAGGTAAGCCCGTCCACACGTCCACGGGCCTTCTGTGCAGCCTGGACAGCCCGGACGGGGAAGACCATGAACACATCGCCCGCAATATGTATTTCGACCACGACGCGATCCTCTTGAATGAGGAAGGCGCGGCCACCCCAGATCAGGGCGTTGGCATGATGGTGAATGCCAAGGGTGAGCATATCGACGTAATAAACTCGACGCTGGAAGACAGCGATCGGGAATTGGATTGGGCGGTTGACCACTTAGCCCGAGCGATGGAGCGGCGCGAACGTGTGCCGATGCTTAATCGAATGAAAACCGCACTACTAGAGGCGTTCTCGCCAGCGCGGGAACCACAACAACCCCATGAAAGGGATTTGAACATGGACAAGGAACAGTTCGACGCGCTGTCCGGCAAGGTGAACGCCCTGACCGAAACAGCAGTCACGAAAGAAGACCTGAAGAACGCAATGGCAGAGGCAATGAAGCCGCTGATCGACGCACAGGTCGAAATGACAGCCAACGCCAAGGCCAAGGATGAAGCCGAGCTTGCAGGCTATGTTGCCGCAATCGTCAAGGCCAACATTCTTGACGCTGAGTCCGCCGGTGAGCTGACAATTAACGCAGCCCGTAAGCTGGCCGAAAAAGCCAAGCCGGGAACTGCAACAAACCTCAACGCCGCGCTTGGTGACGCGCCCGCTGACGAGTTCGCGGACGTGGACCTCAACACAAACATGAAGGTGGCATAATCATGGCAGGCAACGTCATTTATCGCGGCCCGGTTAATTCCGAAGCTGAATCTGTTTCCGACAAAAAAGTCGCGGGGGCATACCTTCCGGGGATATTGGTGACTGAGAGCGCCACAGAATTCACCATGGCAACAGCGGCAGACATTGAAGGCGATCTGCTCATTTTGTCGAACCGAAATTTCTTTGAGCAGTCTGTCGCAACGGCGTATGCCGATGAAGATACGGGCGTCGCTTTTCGCCCTCGCGTCGGTGAGATCTACCAAGTGCGCCTTGCCAATGCGACGTACGCAAAAGGCGCGAACCTGACTATCGGCGCGGATGGCCGCCTCATCGCATCGGGCGTATCGGAGCGGGTTTTCGCAACCTTCGACGACGTGCCAGGCGCATATTCGGCAGGCACCCTTGCCGACGTTCGCATCGCCAACAACTTCGTCACAGCCGCATCGTAAGGAGCGCAAACAATGCTATTGTATACAAGTGAACAACAGCGTGCGGTTCTTGCGAACCGTCGCAACTGGAACGCCTCGCAGGTGGCGCTTGCCGCTTCTATTGGCAGTGATGCGATGGTCGGCAACGCCGCCCCGCTGCCCAAGGATGTCTGGGGCGCATGGGACCGCGAAGGGGTTGAGATTCAGCGTGACCTGCAGCCCGTGTTCAATGATCTGGCGGCAACGCTTTCGATGCCAATGGCAATCGGGAAGCTGGTCCACCACTTCCAGACGATCAGCGACAGCGGCAATGTCAACGTGTCTCTTGACGGCAGGTCCAAGGCGCGCACAGATCAGCCGGTCTATGCCTACCACGGAACGCCAATCCCGATCATTGACAGCTCGTTTAGCTACGGCTGGCGGCAGGTCGAGGCGGCTCGCACTGAGGGGTTCAATCTGGACGCCGCAGGTCGAGCCAACAGCCAGCGCAAAATTGCCGAAAAGGCCGAAAGCGCTGTTCTGAATGGCTACGCCGGAATCGAAGTTAACGGGGAGCAATCTTACGGACTGCGCACGCACCCCAAGCGCTCCACCCGCACGACTGCGCAGGCGCTTATCACGGCCACGGGTGCCGAGTGGGTTGCAAACGTCGTAGCAACTCTCAAGCTGCTGCACGCGAAGAACTTCAAGGTGCCCGCGACGCTCTACGTCAACTTTGATGATTGGTTCTATGCCAACTCAACCGACTTCAAAGCGAACGGCGACAAGACAATCGCCCAACGTGTTTTGGAAATTGCGAACCTCGGCCAGGTCATCCCTGCCGACAGCATCGCCGCTGGTGAGATCATCGCCGTTGTGAAGCGCCGTGAGGTCATTCAAGTGCTGAACAGTATGCCAATGACCACCCGCGCGCAGTTTCGCGCAAACCCCGAGGACGATTACAACTTTTCGGTGATGATGGCCGCTGCTGTTGAAATCAAGTTCGACGCAGAAGACAACTGCGGCGTGGCGCACTCGACACTTGCCTAATCTTCTTGAGGGGCTGGCATTGCTGGCCCCTTTACTAAGATTAACCAAGCAAAGGAAATAGCCATGAAAGCGGAAATTACAGAAAAAGGCGTCTTTAACGCCGCTGGTAATGAAGTTGGTGTTGGTGAAGTGATCGATATTACTGGCGACACACTGCCCGCCGCTTTGGTCGGAAAGGCGCGCATCATCAAAGCCAAGCCAAAGCAAGCGAAGACAATGATCGTCAACCCTGCAGATGGCGCCGTAAACGAGGGCGCGCCACAGATGCCTGGCGGACCAGCGCCGAAGTCGAAATAATGACCGCAACTATCGCCGGATGGATTGCATACGCCACCGCCGCTGGCGATACGGTTGCGGATGATGCCGCCAGCGCGTCGGCATTGGTGCGCGGGCAAAGGCACGTCACACGCAGCTATGTGAATTACTTTATGTCCCCCTATGGTGCGACAAGCGACGGGGTTGATGATGCTGTGTATGAAGCGGCAACACTTGAGCTAGCAACGCCTGGCTTTTGGTCGCAGACATTTACGCCAGATCAGCAAAAAGCGTTGACCAAAGTTGACGCGATCCAGTGGACGTTGCGCGATAGTGGACTGCAAGGTGCGGCGGCGGCGACCCCGGTCAGCACAGTCATTGATGCTCTGTTGCGCCGATATATGCGGACCTACATCGGAGCCTATAAAGTATGAGCGCCGGTTCTGACATCGCGGCGCAGATTGCCGCTGCACTAGCCCAGGCGGGCGCAGCCGTTGGGGACGGCCCGTTGATCGGCGTCATCAAACGCAAGGGCGCCAATACCGGGCCAGACAACAAGCCCGTCTACGGGCCGCCCTTGACCTACGACTTCACAGTCATTCTCGGCAGTTTCAGCGAACGCGAACGCGCGGACACGGCGATCAAGGCGACCGATACCAAGATCACCGCAAGCGTTGGCGATGTGGTCCCGGCGCTATCGGATAAGATCGCTATTCAGGGCGTCGATTATCAGATATACGGGGTCGATCCGCTCAATACTGGCGGCACTGATCTGATGTTTAAGATATGGGCAAGGGCGTGACACGCACCATCTACGATGATTACCCCGAAGCCTGCGCCGCCCTAGAGCGCGCGGCATTTGAGCAGGGCGCACTGATGGCAATGGCTTGGCTGGTCGCGTTCTATGCCATGAAAAACGCCCGATAAACCACACGAAAATTCAACCCACAGGCCCCGCAAGCGGGGTCGTTTCGCATGGAAGGAACCAACCCATGAACCACGAAGCAAACAAGCTCATCGCGTCGGCAAAGATGGACGCCTTATATCAAGCGGCTAAGGCCTC